TCATGAGCGCTTAATCGTCGAGCCCTTGCGCGTCCCTGCCCATACTAGGAAGCAGACGAGCGACACAACGCCATAGACGACGATGCACCAGGACGGCAGAAAACGATAGGTGGCGTAGCTTCCAGCCACCCAGGCGGCGAAAGTGATGAAGAGTTTAAGCATGGCAGAAAAAGGAATTAAAGGGTAGCGTATTCGGCCTTGGCGTTGAAGCTGGGGCACTCTTTGTGGACATTGGGAAAGTCCCGGTGGCCCTGAATGCGGGCGTTGGGGTACTGCTGTTTCCAGCGTTGGAGGATGCGCAGCAACTCGGCTTTCTGCGCCGGGGTGCGAGTGTCGAGCCCATGGCCATGCGCATCGATGCCGCCGACATAGCTCACGTGCAGCGCGTGGGCATTGAAGTTCTTTACCCCGTTGCTTGGTGTCGAATCATCGAGCAGCCGGTGGCTTTTGCCGTTGGGCTCGATGACGATGTGATAGCCGGGGTTCTTCCAGCCCAACTGCGTGCGCCAGTAGTTGAGGATGCTGGCTACCGTCGTGTTCTGGGGAGTGGCGGTGCAGTGCACCACGAGCCATTGAATCGGACGCATACCCTAGGCCTTGTTAGTAGTGGAAGATTTGCGCCGTAGCAACGGCCACAGCCGATAGCTGCCGTAGGCCAGTAGCCCCACGAGCATCACGGCCACGACCTTACCCACTGGTGTTGCCAGGCTATCGGCCAACTGTGCTTTCCAGTCAGGTGCCTCGGCTTGGGTATTGGTGAGTACTGGGGCGTTGTTGTTGCCCTTGATAGTCGAGGCAGCGCCGGCGCCCGCTTGGTCGGTCACATCACCGGTGCCCGTGCCTACGGGTCCCTTAGGTTTCTCTACCTGAGTAGAAGTGGCACCCGCACCGGTGGCGCTGGTGCCGTTCTTGCCGGTGCTGCTGCTGGTATTGCTCTGGCTGTGCCCAACGTTGTTAATCGTGACGTTGCTTTTCTTGCCGGTCTTTATCGGCCCGTTGCCGACGTAGACAGTCGTTTTCGGCGTGTGATTGAAGAGCTTGTCTAGGAAGTTGGGCTTGCGGCTCACTTCCAGAAAGCGCAGCGAGTCCGGCGCAGCCACGGGCGGCAGCAGCAGGTTAAGTGGGGGCTTCGTGTGGCGAGCCGTATCGGCTGGGGCTGGCTGAGGCTGCCAGAAGCTCAAGCTTTGCTCATTGGCGCGCTTTTGCTCCTCGGTGAGGTGGGGCAGCGCCTTCTGGGCGGCGCAGCTGGCCAGGGTCAAGCAGGCCGCGGCTAGTAGGTACTTTGTCATTTGCAGAAAAGAGGTTAGGAAGTGGCAGAGGGGTCGGTGGCTGGGTCGGGCCCAGCGGCGGGCGGTGGGGCCGCGCTGAGCTTTTCCAGCCCTTCGCCCACAGCGGCCAGCAGGAAGCCTAGGCCTACCAGCCACTTATATTTTTCCGTCAGCGCCGCTGGGGCCGTGAGACCCCCCAGCGCTTTGCACACGGCCGCCCAGCGCTGCACGGTGGCAGGAGCCGGCTTATAGAAGTTTTTGAAAGAGAACATCTTACTTGAAGAATTTTTCGAGTACCCAGTAGCCCGAAGCCATTGCCCAGCCAATCACTACCAGCGCCCCGGCTGCCTTCCACTTTAGCTCCTTCACCATGTCTGTCACTGCCTCAATGCCTTCGATGCGCTGCATCAGGCCTTTGGTTTGCACCGTGGGGTCGCCCACGATGGCTACCAATAGCGCGTCCATTTTCTTGTTAGCGCTCACGGCGGAGGCTTGGTAGACCGCCAGCTCATCTTTCACACGCTGCAAGTCAGTCTTGAGGTAGCCGACTTCGGTTTGCAGAATGATGATTTTGCGCTCATGCTCTTGTACCATAGCGATTTCGAAATCTGTAGCGGGTGGCATCTAGGTTGGCAGCGTAGCGAGTAGAAGCATTTAAGCGGCAATCTGAAGAATAGGGAGGGGCGTACCGTTCTTTAGGCGAGGAAGAGCTACTGCTACTTCGCGGTCCATCTTGGCCTCGAGCGCAGCGCGGCGCTCGTCGGCCGTTTTGTGGGCCCACCAAGGAATGGTGCTGAGGTACTGCTGGCTGGCGCGGCGAACGGCCGCAGCGTTGAAGGGTACAGGCGCTGTATCTGGCCGCGCGGGCGGGACTTGGCGAGGCTTTGGCGCCCACTCTCCGCGCATCATGGCTCGGTAGCGTTGTTTGTTGTAGGCTGATTTATTCGCTTTGCGCTGCTCTTGGGTAAGGCTGCCCTCTCTAGTCATAATTTCTTCTGCCATAACCTAGGAATAAGTACTTCGCAGGTCAATGCCTGGGGTGGTAAAAGGTCGGCGCAATTGCTGCTCAAACGAGGCCAGAAAGTGCTGATAACAAAGCTCTGAGCCTTAGCGATGGCCGTACAAAAAATGCCGGAACTTCGCCGGAAGAACGCCGGCTTTATTTCCGTATGGCACGAAAAAGCCCCGCTTGGTGGGGCGGGGCTTCGGTGCTCAGCGGCGGTTTGCTAGGTAGATTTTCCAGCCGACATACAGTAATGCCAGTCCAAAACCACCCGCTACGCCAACTACGACGGGCGGTCCTAGGACTAGCAGCAGCATCAGTCAAGCAATAAAATAGGCTGGCCTTCCTTATCCTTGGGCGCCCAGTGGTAAGCAGGTGCCGCGGCCAGGTGCCGCATGATTTCGGCCGTGATAGCCACCGGCTGCTCGCGTAGTAGCTCCAGCCCGTCGCCTTGCAGAATCACGGGCCTAGGTTCGGCCTCGGCTGCCTTTGCCTCGATAGCGGCCTGCCAGTCGGCCGGGCTCTCGGTGGTGCGTTGCAGCGCCACCTCGCCATTGTCGGCATAGAGCAGCGTGTCATTGGTGCCAATCAACTGAACGGGTTGGCGGGGGTTGAACTCGGCTAGTTCTACACCTAGGCCCTCGGGCTGCGTCTCATCGACCGCGTAGCGCTTGACCTCTACCACAATCACGCCCCCAACTTCGCCTGTGCGCAGGGGCTGCTTCCAGTTTTGTTCGGTCACCAAGCCTATCTGCTTGATGCGGGTGCCGCCTAGCTCAATGTCCGGCAGCAGAATACGAATATGTTGGCGAGGAGAAAGGATGTGAGCCATGATGCAGAAAAAAAACGGGTACTAAAACTTGAGGTCGGCACGCCACTTGGCTACTGTTGCGGCGCGGGTGGCCGCGTCATGGGCTCTCGTGTCGGCCGCGAAACCACCAAAGTCGGCCCCCACGGTGCGCCCGGCACCGATAGAATTACCCATAGTCTGGTTTAGCAAGTTGCCATTTTGAGGCGCGAGTCCGTAGCTATTAATGGCAAACTTTGAGTAGGTAACGCTACTGGTGTAGACCAACTTATTTGTTTCGTCATAGACGCGCACGGGCTGCCCTTGCTGGCATACCCAAATAAACACCTTCACCATACCAGGCTCGGCACGCGGCGCAACACCTTGATTGACAAACTGGCCGTTCTGATAGAACACCCCTACCTCAGCCGTGCCATCGGGCCGCGAATAGCCCATGATTGTTCTGTCGGCGCCGTTGGGCTGCTGAAAGTCCAGGATGTAGCCGCCCACGTTTGAGGCATCCCACCCTTTGTCAGTGCCACGCAACAAGATGTAAAAGGTGTAATCCGAAGGCGTTGCGCTAATATTCGGCAACTCCCACGTATCAAACGCACCAGTGCCCGGATATTGGTAAAAGGGCAGTTCCTCGCTGGATAGCGAACGGCCTGGCATTCCTTTCTCGGTCAGAATAGACCCACCCGCCGTACCCAAATTCTGCCACTGATAAGCTGTATTGCCTGGGGCGTAGCTCTCAAAGTAAAAGGGCAGGGACGGGTAAGTAACCAATGCCTTAGCAGTAGCACGCCGCGCATGGTGATAAGCGAGAATCGACATGGCTAATCGGCTACAGTGATCACCTCGATTCTATCCACGCACACCAGCAGCGAGTAGCTGAAGGCCTTGCCGCTAGCGTAGCCTACACCTAGGTACTTATAAGGTTGGCCGTTTGGTGCGTTGCTAAATACTGGCGCGCCAGCGCCCGCCCCTACGGCAAAGCGCACGCACTTACCAACCACGCAGCCGGCCGCGTCGATAGTGAAGTTGCCGCTAGCAATGGTGCCGTAATCAGTAGGCGACTGCGCCGTGAGGGTGACGGTGGTCGTGCCAGCTGGGGCCGTGCGACCCAGTTGTGCGGCGCGGGCCTGGGCGTCGGTGTAGCTGGTGCCGCTGCCGCCACCAGTGCCACTACCCCCACTTAGGCGCTCGTCCACCAGTATCTGGGCCTCGGTCAGCATAGCCTCGAACGGCGTCGTGAGGCGAATCACCAAGTAGGCACCCCCATCGGCGCGCACCATGCGGCCGGTGCCGCGCAGGATAAGCTGCGAGGGGGCCGTGACGTTGTAGCCATCCGAGCCGCCCCAGTTAAAGAAGGGAGAATCGACACTCTCGAAGTCAAAATCCGTCAGTATCACGTCCTGCACCTGCGCCCCATCGGAGCGGCCCGAGAAGTTCACCACCTGAGCGGCACCGGCTTGCTGGCGAGCCACCGGCCGCCGAATGTCTATCGTGTCGCGGTGGGTGCCGTAGGTGCCCTGGGCGAAGGCGTGCAGGTAGCCAATCCCCTCGAAGCGAATATCTTGGCCCAGGAAGTAGCTGGGGCCGGTGCTTTGGCGCAGCACGTTGAGCGCGCCCAGGATAATGCCGCCGTGCCAGTAGGTGCGAAAAGGCTTCTCGCTCGCAAATTGGCCTACGTCAACCGTGCCCGCATAGATTACCCCAGGTAAGTTGCAGACAGTTACGTTCTTGGTTAGCTGCGTATATCCCCCATAGCACGGCCGACCTAGCGCGTCGGTCATATCACCCCCAGGCAGCACCATAATGGTGTCGTTTTCGGCTGCGTTGTCATGGGCATGGGCTAGTGAGTAGTAGGGCCGCAAAAGCGTGCCCCGAGGGCCACCACCAGCATACATATCAACCAGGCCGCCTTGCACCCATAACACGCGCTTGCCGGGCAGGTCACGGTACTCTGCAACAGCCTTGGCTAAGTCGGAGTAATAATAAAGGTCACGCGGCGCGTTGGAGGAGCCAAAATCTGCCCCCTCAAAATTGGCATCCTGACCAGTTGCCTGATTGTAGGCGAACAGGGTACCATCCTGAAACCGTTCTATGACAGTCGATTCCCGACCAAACGAGGATTTGATTTCCAGCTGCTTGGTAAAGACGTTGTACCCAAGCCACTCGTTATCGCTGGCCAGTAACTCTTCCCCGCCCGACAATTTTTTATAGGTGCCGCCCACTACGTCTACCTCTACCAGTTGCGCCACGCCTTGCGCATCGTACAGCACGCCCAGCCGGTGGTAGGAAGTAGGCCGCACACCAGGCACGTACACAGTACTGTTGGCCGCTTCCCCGTTCCAGGTCCCCATGATGCCATAAAGCGTATTAGGCGCTACAGCCGGCGGGTCAGATAGGGGTAAAGCTTGCGCAGCAGTAAGCGTCAGCAGTGAAGAGCCGCCGTTTTTTACCTCCTCTGCTAAAGCATCAAGCGCAGACAGCATCCCCTCGCCACGAGTGAGATTGCCCGGCCCGCCTGGCACTACCTTGATTTTCTGGCGGAAGTATAGTTTGAGTTGAGCTAGCGACCTCATGCGGTGTAAGTTTTAAGTCCGCCCTTGGTAGTGCGGCGGCGTGACGGGGAGCAGGTGCCAGGAGTAGCAATGGGTTGGTAGGCGCGTAGAGCTGGCAGTAGTAGTGCCTCGTAGTGGCTGCATTTAGCTTGCATGTCGCTGCGCAACTCGCTGCGCACGGCCGTGCTCACGGGCATGTGGCCCACATCACTAATTGTTTCGAGGCCGTTGGCCGTAATGTGGGCCCCGTGCCAGAGCATCATGCGGCGGGCTGCGTGGCAGACGAGCAGCGGCCGCACGGCCGAGTGCCATAGGGTGGCCAGCTTCGTATCAGCCCAGCCGGCCGTAATAGCTGCGGCTTGGAATTCGGCGGTGTCGAACTCGTCAGGGTTGAATTCAGGGAGCACAGCCTGCAAAGCAGCGTCGAGTTGACCGTACAGTTCGGCGCCCAGCTTCACGTCGAAGGTTTGGGCGTCTCTGATGTGCGGGTCGACTAGCAGCGCATTGATGTTGACCGAGAAGGGTACGATGCCCGGGAAGTCGGCAATGGAGATAAGGAGCCTCATGCTTTTGCTTTGGGGCGAGGTTTAGTGATGGGCGTGAGGGCAGCTAAGCCAACTAGCCCGCGGATTTCCTCGGCTGTCATGTTGTCGAGCACCTTGGTGGCAACCAGTGGCGAGAGTCCATTCAAACCCTTAAGCGTCTTCTCGGCCTCAGTATCTTGGGGCTTCTCGATAGGTGCCAGCCCACGAGTAGCACGCAGTTCATCGTCGGTCATCTTGGCGGCCACAGTTGGGTCGATGTAGTCCACTGGGTCGAGTGGGGTCACTGTGAAGTCAAGTAGTGGGTAGAAGTGCGCTAACGGGTCCACGCAGAGCGCGCGCCGCGGTTCGACGGTGAGACCGAATAGTTTAATCTCATTCACAATCTGCTGATTGCTGCCGAGTACCCCAGGCTCAGCCACTCCACACAGCGCCGGCGGCACGCCCATACGGCGGTACACGCGGCCCTCAATGCGGTTGGTAGCATCGGTGAGTCCTTTTGAGTTTGGCCCCTTGTCGAGGAACTCAATCTGTGGCTTCTCATCGGCAGTATCTACTACATTAATCAATACCGACGATTCGCTTTTGGCGCCCTTCATCGCCTTGATATTTTTCTGCAGCGCGACAAAATCAGGTGAAGGGAGGTCTGGCCGGTCAGCCTCTGTTTCGCCGTCGGCTGGCTCCCAGTCTTCGTCCGGAGCATCTGCAAACTTGCTACCTACGACCGTGTATATGGCATCAGGGTAGAACCCATTAGCGAACTGCTTGAGGTCATACCGGGGCGCCTCAGCATCGGCCTGAATTGCTTCTTTTGCCGCCCACCATTCTGCGTAAGGGTAAAGCTTACGGCCCATCTTGGCCGTGAAATTGAACCAGACGTGCCCCCAATATCCCGACTCCGAGCCGCTCGCTGCCATCACCTCCGCGCTGATTTCCTGCTGGGTAGCTAATGGGTTATATGGCAGATAAACTTCGTTATCATTTACTGGCATTTTACCCTCGGCCAGCTTGGCATTCAGCACGAAGCGCGGGCCATCCTTTTCCCGGCGCAGACAATCCACGTCAGCCACGTACAAATGGCCGCGCTCCCCGCCATAGGTGAAGCGCATGATGTAAGCCACGCCTAGGCCCACCGCCGCAATAGCTGAGGCCTCCGCTAACAACTGGTTAAGCGTCTGCGTGGGGTTGACCATCGTGTTAGCCGTGACCTTTGAAGCGAAACCTTTACCATTGATGAACAAAGCCAGACGGTCAACGCAGGTAGTGGCCGTGCCAGAGTCGTAGAGGATGCGCAGCATCTCCTGCGGGAGCAGGTTGTTAGCCCCCCAAGGCTCAACCTTTATCAACTCTCCGCCTTTGCCCTCGGGGATGGCCTCAGGCATAACCGCAGCTTGGGGGCTGGTGCGAACTAGGGCAGTAGCGGGGGTGTAGGAGCGTTTGCGGGTAGCCATTTGGCAGAAAGTGAGGGTAATAAAAAGCCCGCCGCCGACGTTCGGGGCGGGCTTTTTAAGCAATCAGATAGGAGAGTGGCCTACTCGGGGTCTTCTTTGGCTTTGATAGCCTCTTTGAGCTGCGCAATGGTCAGCTTCTCGTCGGCATCTTCACCAAAAAGCTCCTTGTAGCGGGCTTGCAGTTGCTGCTTCTCAGTCAGCTTGGGCTCTTTGTCGCCTTCACCGTCGGCCGATTGCCCGGCCTTGAGGATAAAAGCATCAGTGAAGCCTTTGCTGATGAAGAATTCCGCGTCGGCATCCTCCAAATTTTCGGCCTTTACAGCCTTGTTGTAGCCTTCATGCACGAACGTTTCGTTTTCGAGGCCGGGGGCGATGGTATACTTTGATTCAGGCATGAGTTCAGGATGTAAAAAACGAGTTGCAGCGCGGGTGTAGCCATTGACAACCGACATATAATCTGATACTTGACACTGTCGGCACTTGCCGACCGGGTCGCCCGTAATGGCTGTATACAGGCTGGTTAATTCCGTAAGCCCTGCCTCGTAGCGGCGGTCACTTACTGACTTGTCGACGTACTCCTGGGCCCGGTCGAGCAGTTCCTGCGTGTATTCGACAGCCACGGCTTAGGCGTTGGTTAGCGCGTCGAGGTAGGCGGCCGAGGCCTCCAACTGGCTCAGCCCGCCAGTGCCTACGGGTGCTTCGAAGAACAACGCGAATTCGGGCTCTTTGCCTACTAGCGTCATTTTCATAACGCCCGACTCGTCACCGAGCAGGACACCCGTAGTTTCTTCGGCCGTAGCGGTTTCGTTGCCGTACTCCTTGAAGTACATGCGAATCTGACCGCTGTTAAGCTCCTGAAACACAACCTTAGCATCCGCTTTCAGGAAGGCCGTGAGGCCATCCAGCGCCTTTTGGTTGTTGAAGGTAAACTCCTGAATGAGCGTCTGTTCTACTTCGGTGCTGCCCGTGTCGGACTGCGTGCCTTTGCCGGCGCCGCTGCCTTTCTTGGGGCGACCTACGGCGCGAATGCCCTTCTCGTCGGCTGCCAGGGCAAAGCCCGAGATAGCGTTGGTAGTGGCGTTGCGGGTGAAGGCGCCGGTGAACTGGTCACGCTGGAATACCCAGCTGCGGCGGTTGGTGCCACCAGGAACTGGGCACTTGCGCGAGCTCAGGTTGGTGGTAAGGCGGTTGCAAATATCTTCTAAAGCCATGATACAGACTGTTTTCCTTGGTTAAGTATGGCCCTCGGCTAGCGCGCCGAGGGCTTAGTCACATGAATAGGATAGCGGCCTGCCTAAATGGCGAAGCTTACTAGGATGTCGTAGGCAAAGCCTGCGCCGAGCCGGAAGAGTACACGCCACCAGTTGATGCGGGTGCGGGCCTCGTACTTGAACTCCGCCGTAGTGATATCCGACTCCAGGTCCGTAGCCCAAATGAGGTTGCGCGGTACCGTGAAGAGGGCCAGGTGGGGCGAGGTGCCGGTAGGGAAGTCGGCTTTGATGTACTGCTCCCACAGCTTTAGCTGCTTCAGCTCGTGGCCATCAAACGTTACTTTCTTGGTGGCTTTGTCGTACTCAAACTTGCTTTTATCTTCAGGAATCACCGTTTGCGCCCGGTTCTTAGCTAGGCGGTAAAGACTCTTGCTGATGAAGAAAGCTTTTTGGTCGTCGTCAATGTCCTGAAGCTCATCGCTGGAATTGTCGATAAGGTCTTCGAGCAGCGTATCAATGTGCGACGGGTTGGTTTCGAGGTCTGCGAAGTTGATGGCCGCGGCACGGTACATGCCATTAGCGGCAGTGCTGCCGGCTACCGGGTTCTTAGTGAGCAGCTTCTTGCGCAAACCGTCCGTCTGGTTGTAGTCACGGCTTGAGCTGGTGCGGTCACCAAGCATCCAGATGCGCAACGCATCACGGTACACTACTGGCGATACTTGCTCGTTCAGCGCCAAGTCCAGCAGGTCGCCAATCAAGCCTAGCTGGTCCGCGTTGAGTGTGGCCACGCCACCCTCTAGGTACACACGCACCAGCTTCTCGATTTCGGTGCCCGTCAGGTCCGAGTCGGTGGCGTGCCCAGCCGCCAGCATGTTTTGTAGGATGGTGCCTTCGAAGGTTTCGGCGCAATCCTCGTCTTGAGCCATGAGCTTGTCGACCGAGATTTCGTTGGTGGTCCACGCGGCCAGCTTGCCAGTGCGAACGAAGTCGCCACAGCCAGTATCGCGCACCGTCACCTTGTCCTTGGCGAGAAGCCCAGCCAGCACCACACTGGTTTTAATATTCTCAATAATGCGGACCCCTAGTTCTTCCAGGGTCTGAACCTTACGGGCTGGCTGCGCCACAACTGACACAGGGGGCCGGTAGGCGGGGGTATTTTCGAAGAAAGGCATAGAGCTATTGTAGAAATAAGGTTATAATTGACGTCTATGCCCTACATGGTGCTGTGGTGAGCAGCCTTGGGCTTGGGCTTCTTAGCGTCGGGTGACTGCACCACACTTTTAGCGCGCGGGAACGGGGGCACAGCCGTATTGAATCGGGCCTCCATTTTCTCGAAGCGCTCCGTGAGGGGAGCCAGGGCGGCGGTGATAGCGGCGGTGATAGTGTCAGCGCTAGGTGCTTGGGCAGTAGCCTCGCCCTCGGCTTCGGTAATTGACTCCACCACGCCAGCGGCCACGGTCACGTCGCGACCATCTTCGGTACCATACACGCCATCGGCGGTGGGGTCGGTCAGAGCCTCGTCGTTGTAGACTGCCGAGCCCTGCGCCAGTTCGCCATCGGTGTAGAGGGTGCCATCGCCATTAGCCAGCACGGTAGGTACTGCTACGGCGGTGGGCTCAATCACCTCAGCGGCGCCTTCCATCGTAATCGTAACGCCTAGCTGCTTGGCTAGTGCAGCGACTGCTTGTTGATTAGCCGAGAGAGCGGTGGGCTTTGCGGCGGTAGGTTTTGCGGCAACAGGCTTTGCAGCGGCAGCAGCCGGGCGGCGGGCAACAGCAGCGCCAGCCGTAGTTGAATTTTTGGCCATAGGGCGAGGGGTGGTTGGGGCGGGCTGTGCCGCTGATTTAGCTTTAGGTTTGGGAGCCGTAGCACGCACGGCAGCACGCTTATCAGCGCGGGCCGTAATGCCTGCGTACTTAGCACGGCGGGCGCTGGCCTGCGCGTCAGTGAGTTGCACGGCGGCAGTCTTGGGGGCAATAGGAATAACCTTCGTTACCAAGCCCACGGCGAGCGCCTCTTCCGCAGTGAAAAACGTGTCCTTGCTCATCCACTCCTCGACCACTTCCACCGGCTGACCGGTGCGGGTCACGTAGATGTCGCGTAGGTTTTGGTGCGTGTCGCTGAGAAACTTTAGGCCGGACTGCATATCGGCTACCGTGCCTTCAGTGCCACCCCAAGGGCCATGCACCATTACAGAGGCCGAAGCGTCAATCTCGCATTCGTCACCGGCTAGCATCAAAACGGTAGCCATGCTGGCGGCGAAGCTCAAAATGCGCGTGCGGATAGGAATACCCAGGCCCTGCACGTAGTTGTAAATCTCAGTGCCCGCAATGGTCGAGCCGCCGAAGCAAGTGCCGATTTCAAAGCAGATGCTGGTAACCTGCTGCCCGCTGTACTCGGCGTATTCCACGTACATGCGAACATCGGCGGCACTCGTGGCCAATTCATACTCTAGCGTGTCCCAGTTGAAGCAGGATTCGCCGATGTATTTCTGGACAGGAATAACGAGTTCGTACATGCTGAGAAGCCACTTAGCGGGCTGCGCAACAAAGATTTGAGGGGTGTTTGGGCTTAGGCAAAAAATGCCGGAACTTCACCGGAAGAACGCCGGAAGAATGCCGGCTTTATTTTATATGGACATTAACGCCCGGCCTCAAATAGTAAAAACGCTCAAGAAGCAGGCTGCTGCTGAGGGGCTAACTTTAACGGCCTACCTTACCCCATTCTTGAACGACATCGCCTCCGGCCGCCTCGTGCGGGTGCCTCATTATCCAGCCCACATGGAGCACCCAAAAAAGGCCGCGTAGTACCTTCGTCACATGGCATTATCTGACCACATTCCGACTTTACTGGAGCACGTGACGCAAGCACTACAGGCTGAGGCTGCGAGCATTAAAACGCGGCTAGTCGAAGCAGCCATGCGGCAGGAAGCCCCAGATATTGAGGCACTGGGCTCAGATACCTATGAATCAATGCTAGGAGTTGATACCGAGAGTCCTAACATGGAAATGGTCATGCTGATGCGGGACGCCGGCCAGCCCGCCCAGCCCATTGTATTACTTCTTACTGACTTTGGCGAGCCAGCTATTGAGTGGGCTGAGGACCCCAAGGTTGCTATTACTGTAACGCCAATTGCTGGCGAGCAAGGTTGGCAGCAATTCCAGCAGCAACGAGCGCACAATAACCTGCGTGATTAGTCGAGCAGTATATTGGTGGCACGCGCTACGTCACCACTGACACGTTTGCGCGCTAGTCGCTGCCGACCTGCTGCGTGTAGGCCACGTTATTAATGGAGGCCATCGTCTCCTGAGTCTTGGTGTAGATTTTCACCTTTTGCAGTTCTTCAGCCAAGCGGGGATAGTCGAAGCTCTCGCCTGCGCTGCCGCGTAGCTGCTCCAATGCCAAGGGCTGCGCCACCCCACCTAGGGCCATATGTGGCATAGGGAAGTTGGGCACGAGTGGGCGGCCGCCAGCCAGTTGGTTAATGGCGCTAGCTATCGTGAGCAATAACGGATTGTCGGTAACACGTTTGGTCAACACGGCCTCTCGCCCCTCTATTTCAATTCCAGCCGGCCGGCCGCCACGGTATAAGGGAATGCCACCCTGCGCATGGCTTGGGCCTTCCGCAATACCACCATCTTGTAGCTTCAGCACCGCCGCTGCGCCGGCCGCGGCCGATGCGATACTGAGGGCATCCTTCGCAATAATATAAGCCGTGCCCAGGGCTGGGCCTACAATTGGAATTGTGGCCGCAATCTGCGCACCAGCCAGCTTGTTAGCGGCCAATTCCTTTTGCAGATTGATGGCGATTTCAGCCAGGGCCAAGGTTTTCTTGATGGCCAGAGCAGCTACCCCAGCGCCCGACTCCTCCCCAAAGAGTGTGATAATGGTATCGGTGGCGCGCTGGGCCGACTGTAGTGTGGCGTCCTTAATTTCCTGTTTTACCTCTTCCTGGCGCTTGACCTCGGCCGTATGGCGGCGTGCGGCTTCAATCTCGTTTTGAGTGACTTGCTGCTGGTTTTCCTCGTTGCTCTGAAGGTAGTCGCTATTAATGACCGTCTGTGCATCAGTGCCAGACCTGGCCACGGCGGCTAGCTGGCGCTGGTACTCTCCTTCCAGAATCAGCCCCTTGGCGTAGTCGAGCTCGATAGCATCGCGCTTTCCATCGAGGAAGCGTTTCAGGTCTTGCGTGGCCTGCTGGTATTCGAGCTGGCGCTGCTGGGCCTCGGCCGCCGCGTTGATTTTAGCGGTGGCCGCTGTATTGTCTGTGTTGACAACCAGGGCCGCAATCTGAGCCCGGCGCTGCTCCTCTATCTGCTGAGCCTGCAAGCGCAGGGCCTCAGCACTACCAGCTTGCTGGGCAGATAGCTGCGCACTGGTAAGGTCGGCTTGGGCGGCGAGGGCAGCCTGTAGCCGGCGGCGGTTGAAGTCGAGCGTCAGTGTTAGTGAGTCCTGCTCGTACTTTGTGTCGATGGCTTGCTTTTGCCTTACGGTCAGGTTCTTAACGTTTAGCTCAGCCTCGCGTCCCTTGTTGAGCAACTGCTGCCGCAAGCTCAATTCACGGTCGCTGTTAATCTGCACCTGAGCCAACTGCCGATTAAGCAGCGCGATTTCCAGGGCGTTGGCCTGGGCTCGGCGCTCAATGACTTTATCAAGCGACTCTTGCTCCAACTGGTAGCGGTTCGTGATTAGCTCATTCTGTTTCCCTGCTGCATCTTCTCTTATGTCAACGAGTTCATTTTCAGCGTTCTTTAATTCTTGAAAGCGCTCCCGGCTCACGCGCTCGCGCCCGCCTTCCTGCTCAATCTGCGCTCGCAGCAAGTCCACCCGCTTCGTGGCCAAGTCTGCCAGGGTAGCCTCGCGCTGCATCTCCACTTTATAGGCGGCCTCGTTGGCTGCCTGGCGCTGCTTAATGGTATTGAACTCGTTATCGCGCACGTTTTTCAGGCGTTCTACTTCGTTGAGTAGCCGCTTATTCGTGTCGATATTATCATCTTCGGCACGCTGTAGGTCTCGCTCCATCTGCGCTAGGCGCTCGGCTGAGCCGGCGGCCGCATCGATTTGTTGCGTGAAAGCCTTTGCCTTAGCCGTAGCATCGGTAATGCCAGTAGTGAGCTGCACAGTGCCATCTACCAGCTTCTTAAAATCGCGATTGCGCACAGCATCGAGCAACACGCCGAAGGCCTTGAGCCGGTTGCCTAGGTTGGTTTCGATGAAGGACACTAGGTCCTCAAACGCCTGCTTGGGGTTCTCGGCCGCGGCCACAATCTTACCCCCGAGGTCGACAAATAGATTAGTTACTATCCGCACGCCGGCCCCGAGTGCCGCCATCTTGCGGTTAAGAAAGTCAGTGCCCGCCTGGGTCTTGGTGAGGAACGCTACCACCGAGCCCAGCACTACCACGAACAGCCCTAGGCCGGTGGCCAGCAGTGCCAACTTCAGGGCCCCGAGCACAGTGACCTCGCCAGCCGTGGCAGCTTTCGCTAGGTTGGCAGCTACGGTGTACTTTTCCTTGGCGCCCGTCACTACTTCAATAGCGCCCCCGAGCACGTCGCTGCTTTGGGCCGCTTCGAGCAAGCCAGCCCCTAGGCCCTTGGTTTCTTTGGCGCCATCAGCCGCTACCTCAGGCACCTCTTTTAAGGCGTCGGTGGCTGCCTGAATAGCTGCTTTGCTCTGGCCGATTTTGAAGCCTATCTGTTGCATATCCTCGCCAACATCCTCGGCGCTTTGCGCTAGCTGCTCCTGCTGCTCGGTGAGCTTTATAAGGTCAGCCGTAGCGGGCCGGATGGCCTCGCCGTACTGGCGCACGAAGTCAGTCGTTTCTTCATAGGTCTTGCCTTCCTTAGCACCTGCTTGGGCGGCTGCCTGCTGGAAAAAACCAATGCGCTGCCGCACCTTGACTTCCTCCTCACTTCCCACCACGTAGCGCTTTTGCTCCTCTTGCAAGGTCACCAGCTGCTGTACTAGCTTCTCAAGGCCCTCATTCCCGTTCTTGGGATAGTTGCCAATGTTACGGGCGAAAAGGGATTGCTGGGCATCGGTGGCCTTTAACGTATTACGTAGTCCATCAATAACTTCCGATAGCGACTTCGTGCTTTCGGTGCTGTTATCCTGACTGCCCTGCAATTCTTGATACTGTCGCTGGGCAAGGCTCAACTGTGCCTGCGTGCCTTTGTAGGTGTTGGCTAGGTCACCGGTGGCTGTGCGATACAGCTCGAGGTTTTTGGTGAGGGCGGTCTGTTCCTGCTGTTGGGCCTTGAGTTCAGCACGTAGCGCCACCGTCTTCTTAGTGTATTCCTCCTCTGTAACGCTACCGGCCTTGCGGGTCAGGTTAAGCATTGCTTGCGCCTGCTTCGTTTTCTCGATGTCTAAAACGAGGGACTGCAAGCGCTCCTCGGTTTTGCCCTCATCAAGTTGGACCCGAAGAATAACCGTTTGATTATCAGACATAATATTCTATTTAATAAAATTCACCAGCATAAAACTCTTCCATGTAAAACTCACCCATGCCACTTGGTAGCCGGGGTGGCCCTAGGTGCTTGGCATTCAGCCGGCACAGCACCACCTCCGTGCTGCGCCTGCTGTCAAATTCTGAAATTTTAGAAATCACGAAGTAGTCGCCTAGCAGGCCGTCCCAAATCGGCACCGAGAAGTCAAGCTCTGCGATGTCGCGCGGCGTAAGCCGGAAGCGCTCGACCAAGTAGCGGCTCTCATCGAGCATGGCCGAAAGGTCTTGCCAGTAAAAGCCTAGCACCGTCTTGTCTAGCTCCAGGCTTAGCTCGGGTCCGTCGAAGTAGCTGGGCGTCGTAAGGAAGGGCGTGAGTACGGCCGGCGTGGTCACGTTGCCAGCCTCATCTCGCACGGCCGGCTTGGTGATTAGCTGACAGGTGAGCACGGGCTGGCTTTCGCGCAGCACCAGGCGAGGCTTAGCCTCTACTCTGGAATAAACAACAGGCTGCACCAACTCGTCTTCAGTTTCAAAGTTCAGGATGCGCAGCAACCCAGGTACCCGCTGGCTGCTTTCAGTGGCAGCAAAAGGGAGGGTAGCCATCTCGAACTCTTTGGGCAGCACCTCATCAGCCACCGTAATACTACCGTTGCCGTAGTCTTCGGTCACATTTTCATCTTCCTGCCACAGTAATTTATTAAGCTGGCCATACTCGCCGAAACGGTAGGCGAGGTCACGCTCAGGTAGCCGGCCGGGCCGGTGGGCAGTATCACGTTTGGCAGTCCAGTCCTTGGCCCTAGGTATATTGGCCAGCAGCTTATCACCAGTAGCTAGGCGCAGGTACGGCTCGTAGGGGTCGGTTTGGATAGTGAGGCCGCCGGCTAGCATGTAGGTACGCACGAAGTCCAGCTGCTTCATATCGGGCAGCCACTCGTTAAGCTTCACGCGCCCGCCGGGCGGGAACTCGTCGGTGAGGTCTACCGAGAAAGAGGTAGCGGGCTCAATGTAGGAATTAAGTGGCAGGTCAGGCCCAGCCGTGAGAAAGCGCGTGCCGAAAATCCAGGTAGGGTTACTCGGGTCAAGGCCAAAACTTTTGTATTTGTCACCTTGCACCTGCACATCAACTATATCGCCTGGCTTGAGAAGCACGCGCTTCTTGGCGGCCGTGAGTGTCGTAGTGGTAGGCTTGCCAACTCGCTCTTCTCCTTTTACCTGGCTGCCGTCTTCGTTGAGCAGTGGGGCACCATTGACGCGCAGCAGCACCTTCATACTGACCTCGCCGGGCGTCAGCGGATTGCAAGACAGGTACACGGGGGCCGTAATATTTAGGTCATAGTACCCGAGGCTAGGTACCACGTACTGATTGACCCCATCCGAAATATCGAGCACCTTGCCAGCCACGAAAGGCTTGCGCTTTACGAAGTTGAGGGGCGCCAGCTCCTGAAACTCATCATAGCGAATCCAGTCACCAGCGTGCTCGAAACCAGCTTTTAGCTGTCGGTCGTCGCGAAACTCCTGGCTGAAGGTGTAAGGGTTGGCGCTCGGTACATTGAGGGCAGCAAATAGCGGTTCACCTAACAGGGAGTCAGCCTTGAAGCCGGCATCTGTCATTATCTGCTGGAAAACCAGCTCTCCGGAGCACGAGGGGTACAGGGCGTAGGGGTCGAGGTTTTGCAGGTCTAATGGCCGGCCGCGCTCAATGATTTCATAGCCCCAGCCGTTGGCGGCCCAATACTCAAAGGGCAGCCCGGCCAGGATATTGTCGGGAATCCAGTCGTGGTCGAAGCGGCTGAAGTCGAGGTCGCTGAGCTTTTTATCAGCGAGGGCCTCCACTAGCCGCTTATTGCCACCTAGGAGCCGGAGCTTGTAGCGCCCCTCACTGTAGCCCATGATGTAGAGCAGCGCTAGCGGTAGCGTCTCTACCCCGTTTGAGGTCAGCACGGCCGGCATGCGCCTGTAGGCCTGGCCATCGGTGGGCTGGCTGGCAGCAGCGTGCTTGAGCAACCGGTGGTTGTGACTTGACCCTGGTACCGAGAACTCCTGAGAAAAGTCGGATTCGATAGAGCTAGGCTTGGTGCGGTCGTTGGCTTGAAAGCTCGGGAGGAGTGCAGTTTCGCTGTCGAGGTCGAGCGCCACACGGTGCCCATTCGCCACGAGATAGATAGCGTTGGTAGTACTCATTGGCCCTGTGCCCATTCGGGTGTTGCAGTACTGAAGGATAGCGACAATTCTTGCCGGCGTACGCCTAAGCGCCCGATTTCCCTATCACCGCGCGGTATCACAATCGGCACCCACTCACCCCCAGGTTCGAGGATGGCCCAGGCCTGCGGCGAGCGCCACAGCGTGCGCAGGCCACGCAGTAGGTCATCACCTCCGAAGGTGCCGCTGCTGGCCTTGAAGGTCTGGTAGCTATCGCCCGGGTCCGAGTAGCGCCGCTGGCCGCTGCTGGCCTCACGGTACTGCTGCCCCTGGCCAACAGCATCGCCTAAGGTTGGCCGGCCCTGGAATACCCAGAAATCAAAATAGCCCTTGGGGTTGAGCCAAGCCACTGGCACTGGGTTGCTAGGGCACGGTAGGAACGCCCCTACATTGTCGAAGCTGACCTCAGCCATGGTGCCGTAGCGGCCGGCGCTGCTGAGCTGGGCCCGCTTCCAGCTGTAGCCTCGCCAGCTGGGCACGCGCTCAAAGCTGCTGAGCACTGCCCCATCAAATAGCTGGGCCTCGGGCACGGCGGAGTTCAAGGCATAGCCTTGCTCCAGCATCTCGCCAGTGTCACGGCGTAGCTCATACCCGATATAGCAATCATCCACCGTCTGCTGGTTGAGGTCGAGGCGGTAGCCGCCTGCCCCATCGGCTACCCCTAGGGCAGCCTGCAAATAGGGGCCCAGACGAAACGTAGCATAGCCATCAGGCCCTACAGTTGCCCGCAGTCCCAGCGGCTCACCTAGGGGGTGCAGGAAGTTCAGCGGGTGGCCTTCCCGGAAGCCAATGCGCAACTCAGCCGAGATGTAAGCCTCTTCCTGATTAGCTACCGCTGGCACGGCCACGGCCATCGGCTGCCAAGCTGAGCGCCACCGCGGCGCATAGGTGCAGCTAGCAGCCCCGCCACTGGTTGCCAGTGGGTCATAGTTGGCGGCATACTCATCCTGGCAGCCATTACGCGGCGCGGTGTAGTCAGCTACGGTCACGGTCGCCTCGACCACCTGCGGATTGGGGCTGCTGTCGAATACGCGCAAGGTGTACTGCTGCGTGCCAGGCAAGCCGGTAAAGGTGTTGGGCTTACCGCTCGTAGCAGGTTGGGTCTGGGTCAGCGTCACCAGCAGGGCCGTGAGGGGCGCGACGCCGCCGCTGGCCTGAATGGTAGCGGCGCCATCATCGCCGGCGGCTGTCTCATCGGTGGCGCTGAAGGTGTCGAGTACCAGCTTATTTGGCTCCATAGCCCCGCCACCTGTACAGGCCACATCGAAGTCGCGGTAGCTGTTGCTGCCGCTGCCATCCTCATTGGTGTAGCTCACACGCAGGCGGTAGCGGTCATTATCGAGCGAGCCTAGGCGCAACGGTAACTCTTGCGCCACCACGCCACCGGCGAAGCTGCTGCCTAGCTTGCCCGTCAGCTCATAGCTGTAGGCAGCGCCAGCGGCCCCGCCGGTGAGCGTGCGGATGTCGACGAAGCCGGACCCTTGCAGGTCGCAGCCACTGGCCATGGTAAAAGTGAAAGCGGGCATTAGCGTGCTTGAAGTACTTGGGTAAGGGCAGTTGTGATAGCGGTCATTTCACCAGCCGCAACGCGGGCATTGAGTTGCTCGAAAAAATCGGGCGTTAGCACGTCGTCTAGCAGCCCGCTAGGCTCGCCAGTGTGGTAGAGTTCAGAGCCGAAAGTGTGCATCTTGCGGGCCGCCAGGAAGCCGAATTGCTTGTAGGTCATGTTGGGGTCGCTGAGCTGAATGCCTTTATCCTCGGCCCACTGCGCTAGAATCTCGCTAAGCCGCGGCTCGTTGGCGCTGGCACCCGGCGAGGTGGGCCGGCGGCCGGTAATGAGCGTTTGCAGGTGGGCCGGCCCCGTTATTTCGAGAAAGTCGTCCCCGTGCGTTTCGGCAATGGCGGCAGCAGTGCGGCCCGTTGTGTTGGCCGGGCGGCCCCTAGGAGGTTGGCGGTGGGTGCGCAACGCGTTGATAGTCGCCACCACCAACTCGGGCGCACTCTGCGCGAAGGCAATGCGGGCACTAGCTAGCATATCCCGAAACCGGTCAGCGTGAAGGAGCAGAGAAACCCAGTGCCGATGGCAGCGCCCTTGCGGTACACGGGCACGCGGTCCACGCGATTGCTCACGTCCAGCTTGTTGTCGTCACGTAGCTCGCTCATGAACTCTTGGCTGAGGCGGTCCATGGCATCCTGTATTTTCAGCGAGTCCGGCCCGCCGTTCTCGTGCAGGTCCTTGCCGTAAAAGCACATGGCTGGCTGATACTCTACCTTATTGCCCACCAGTGGCGCCGGCAACAGAAACAGATGCACCTGCGGGAACGGACTGTTATAGTCGATGTTCTCGTTGGTCTTGGGACCATGCCAGAAAGAGCCCGCGCCCGTTGCTAGGGCGATTTTCTCGAGGTACTTAACGACTTCAGCGTAGGTCATGGGAGTAATTATTTAAGGCGCATTCGAAGCGGGCGGTACTGAATGTGTTGCCCGGCTAAGGGCTCGCTGGTCGTGTGCCAGCTGCGGCAGCCAGGGCAGTAGTAGGCCCGGCTGTAGCAGGAGAGGGAAAGCGCGAGAGCCTTGGCCCGACTCTCTCTCATGCAGGCTTTACCGCAGTCAGTTGCCATGGCTATTTTTTTGAGGGGTTTACAATCTTTTGATAACGACGCTGATAGGCAGCGCGGGCGCTCTCTATCAATAGCTTGGTGAGCACCGTACTAGCATCCATGGCCAGCACCGCCCGGTAGTTTAGGATGCTCCCGCTAGCCGCCGAATCAAGGCCGAGAAGCGGCCCGAACCTTTCGCCGAACCACTCGCACCCTGCGTCAATCTCCGCATCTTCCGGCTCGATTTCGTCGTCTTGGTCGGGGGCGTACCGAGCAGATAGTTCTTCAAGCTTTCCAAAAAAAAAGCGGCTTCGGCGTAGTTTTCGGTCACTGGGGCAGCAAGCAGCGCCTCAAGACACGCCGCTACTTTGTTCCTGTTGTATTCGCCATAGGTCAGGTGTACCCGGCAGATAGCCAGTAGGTAAGGGGCGTAGGCCATCCAAGCGCGCTCGGGATTAGCGCGGATGTAGTCCTGCGCTTCGAGTACCAGCCCGTAGGGCATTGACCCCATGCTAGGCAGGCCGGGGGTAGGCTCCAAGGCCAGCACATCGGCCGTGTCGAGGCTGAAGGCGAGCAGATTTGCCAAGTACTGGACATCATCGGCAGCCAGAGCATCGAGGCCACCGGCGGGTAGGTTGCACAGCACCTCAGCCGGCCGGCGGGTATCGCCGGGCTCGGGAGCATGGATAGCCACGAACTGCGCCAGGGTTACATCAGCCCAGCGGGTGGGCACGTTGAGTTCTTGACCGTTGCTGAGGGGTAGAGTAGTCGGCATCTTAAACGGCTTCTTGGAGGTAGAGGGCGCGCAGGTCCAACTCTTTAATGGTAACAAAGCCAAGTTCTTCCTGGTAGTAACAGCAGTCTACTGTCGTAGCTGCGCCAACCGGCCCATGAGGTAGCGGGGGGAAGATGGCCGTGATGGTCAGCAACGGCGAGCCTGACTTCAGCCGAGCCAGTTGGCCTAGGCTGGCGAAGGATGGGGCATCCAAACGGGAGAGGCACACCTTAGGCAATAGCACCTCAACCCCCGTTACTGGGTGCTCACCTCTCAGGTTTGCCGTAAGGGTGTTGGGGTCGTAGGACTCAACCGTAAGCGGGAAAGAGATACCAGCCACGGTAGTAGTTTGGCCAACTTCGGGAAGGGTTTGCATGGAGAAGTGATTAAGAGATAAGGCGTGAGAGAGGGGCGCGGCGCTTGTAGTTGGGGGAGGCCAACTCGAGCATTTCGCGCATGATGAAGTTGTCGCCATCATCCGGCGACCGACCAAGCGCAGACTTCATGGTGGCTTTAGGTATCAGCCGCAGCTTTCCGTCACTGTCGGGCTTGAGGCGCTTCCACTGGGCAAGCTCCTCGGCTATGCGGTCCCAGTCTGCACCGACTGCATCGGGGTACACGAAGACCTCGCCGCGCACCATGCGTGCCGCCATCCGGAAAGCGCACTGACTTTTGAGGTTATCGTAATTCTCTTTAGGGGGCTCCAGCTTGCCAGTCTTGGGGTTGCGCACCTTCAGGGCGGCGGGGTCGGCCAGGGGCACGCTTTGGGCCACAAACGGCACGCAGCCAGGAATGAGGTCTACCACACCCCCGCCTACGCCATCATCATCGACTACCACCTGCCCGGCCAGAATGCGGTGCTGACGCATCTTGAGCTTCACCGCGTCAGCCACCTCGGGCACTGCATAGTTTTTGAGCACGGTGCGCTCAACCATCCGGAACCCAAGCCAGCGGTAGATAACGGTGGTGTCGGTACCGTAGCGAGCAACGTCGACAGTGAGGCAGTTGCGACCGGCTGCCACTTTGTCACTGAGTAACAGGTTGCTAATCGAGTCGTAGTCGACTAGCACGGTGGGGTCGTCGTCGTACTCGAAGTTTCCATCAAGCAGGCGCGCCACAGTCACGGCATCCGAGCGCCGCAGGTTGGTCAGGTAGTCTTCGCTGACGAATGGGTTATCGGTAGCCAGCGAAACCACAAAGGCCTTGTGGGGCTCCAGTCTCCCCTCGACACTAGGCTTGTAGAAGTCGGTGTATATCCAGTTCTTCGAGGGGTTGCAGGTAAACAGCATCTTTGGCACCGTGCGCCACATCGGTAGCCCATCCTCACCTAGCTCGCCCGTGAGCAGTGAGAAGCGGCCACGCAGCACGCTAATAGCCTTGGGGTGTATCTGCTGGGCCTCGTCAATGAAAGCGCCCGTTAGGTCATACGAGCCTAACCGGTCGAATTCTTGGTCTGAGGGTATCCACTTGATTTCTCGAAAGAAGACCACGCTCCCGTTGTGGAAGGTAGCCGTTAGGCTGGCCGAGTTGAAGGTGTACTCTCCTTTAGCTCCGAGCGCGTTGGCCACCTTGAAGTAGGTCAGCAGCGTCGTGTCCCGCAGCTTCGTCAGTTCCTCCCGAGCCACCAGCCACGCCGAGCCCGGCATGCTGATGGCCGCCATGAGAATCCAGGCATTACCAATCCAGCTCTTGCCACCGCGCGCGCCGCCGCCATACATAACCTCGTTGGTCTGCTGGTCGCGTAACAGGCGCAGGGCCTTGCGCTGCTTGGCAAAGGTCTTAAGCGTCGCTATCATCGTCGGTTACGTCGGTGATAAGGAAACCCGTGATGCGTTCGCCCTTGCTGGTCAGGTCGATAGATTTGGCGTCCCCGTATTTCTTCGGGAGCATCTTAGCCAGCAGCCACTTGCGAGTATCTACTCGCAGCTTAGAGCGACTTGTCCATTCCTTATTTTCAACCACATAGGAGGTGTCCCCCTTGGTGATGGTCATAAAGTCATTAGAGCCATCGTCGGCTATCTCTAGCAGCTCATCTACGAGCTTCTCTCCCCTCATCTCGCACGCGTGCGCGTACTGTTCCCGAAACTCGGGCTTGTCCTTAGCCCAGCGCATGACGGTGCTGGTGCTAGGCATCTTATCATCCCGGCAAACGGCGCGTAGCGACTCGCCTTCTTGCAGGCGGTCGCAGATGACCTTAGCTAGTTCGGGGGTATAGTCGGTGGGACGCATGTCTCAAAGTTCCCCACCGGTTGCCCCCTCATTGCTATCGGTTACCGGGCAATGTTGCGCAGCTTAAAACGGTAGTAACCGGTAGTGCTTGAGGTTGCTAGGGTCCGGCGTGAGCACGAACGTGAGGCGCTCGGTGGCGAGGTCTACTTCGGCAAAAAGAGCCTTAGCAGCAGCGGCGGCGCGGAAGCGTAGTAGGGTCAGGCGGTCGGCTCTTCCGAATAGGGGCACGCCATCCTCGGCCGGGTCTCCATGTAGCTGCCAGGCCTTACTCAGCCGGCCGGGCTTGGTGGCTGCTGGCTCGACAAGGCCCACTAGTTGCCCAATGTCGAAGAGGGCACTGGCCAGCGCATTCAGGTTCGCCATCCCATCGCGATAGATAGTGAGAGTGGGCCACTCGCGATTACTGACAACGGGGGCCGGGGTGGGTTGTGGGTGGTAGGTTGGGGCTTGTTGGAAGCGGTTGGTCGGTTGCACGGCAGAAATCAGGTGGTAGTGATAGTGGAGGTAGCGTGGGGGTGGCTTGGGGGCTGGGGGTATATTCGCGGCCATGAAAAAACTCTTATTCTTGGGGGCGTGCCTGGTGGCATTGGCTTCTCAGCCAGTGATGGCGCAGACTAGCGCCACTGATATTGTTGTAGTGAAGGTGACTGAGGGCTATTTGACGTTATCCTTTGATATTGCCCGGGCAGGCAGCAAGCCGGAACATCGTGAATTCAGCGCTAAGCAACTGAAAGAGAAGGGCGAGGGCATTCACGTTGGCGGGAGTGCCGAATACACACGTAGTTTGCTAATCGAGCTAGCGCAGCAAGGCTATAACCTTACAACTGCTTATACTCCCAGCAATATTGGGCCCACAACCCTTGTATTCACAAAGCGACAATAGGCTGGTTGGCATCGACTCGGGAAGCGGTGCGAGGCATTAGAAACTAAGTATTTTATCCATCATAAATCCTTGTTTTTACTCAGAGGAATGCGGGAAATAGGCCAGTCCTTTACTTATGGTAAATGAGGAAAAGAGGCGTCGAGTAGTAACCGCAGCGTTAGACTGGACAAAAGGCACTGCATTAGCGCCCATTGGTTATGAGGAGTGGCTACTGGAGGAATATGCTGGAGGCAGGCTTTCTATTGACGGCGTAATAGATGCGCTGGAGACACTCTCCACCTCCAAGCTCAGGGAGGCCAGACGCAACTGGTCGAGGTAGTCGGCTACTTCGCCGGGCGAGATGTGGGGGTCATCGAAGGGACTCATATCCTAAGAGTAAGGTGTAGGCGCTGCGGGCACATGTACCGGCGCTGGCGTAGGGGCTGGAATAAGCAGGTCCAAGTAGCTCAGGTCTAGCTTCGCTTCTTCCAGTAGCATGGCAAGACCCTTCACATAGGCGTTGATGGATTGCGCCTTGTGCACACGGGTGATGGCCTGTTGACGTTCTGCCGTGGCATGATCCCACTCTTGCCGCCAAGTTGCTACCTGGCGCTGCTGCTGGGCATGATATGCGTGCAGCCGGCTGTAGCCGTCGCGTAGGGTCTGCACCTGCGCTAGAAGGGTAGTCCCGGTATCAGCATCGGCAAACAGCGAGCGTAAGGATTCGTGGCCTTTCGGGCGGGTCTTGCGGAAGGGAGTGAGCAGTGTGTCTAACTCCTCGGCGGCTTGGCATATCTGCCGCAGGTTACGCTCTCCTTCCGTTAAGGGGCGGAAGCGCTCGGGGTGGCGGCGGGCAAGTTGGTGGTGCCAGCGGTGGGCCCTACCGGCGGTGCGGCGGAGTACACGCAGTAAGCGCTGCTTGGTGAAGCCGGACGCCGCGCCAAGCAATGAGAACGGATTGGTAGTCTTACGCATTGGGGGAGGTGCTGGGAAGAGTGATGGCTTTGCCGTTAGGATTCCAGTTGTCGGTAAACTCGTCGGGGGTAGCCGTGCGGAGCGGCATGGAGCCCTGAGTGAGTGGGGGTGGAGTGTTGGTGCCGTGCTGGCGGTAGTTCTGAATCGCTTTCACGTCCAGTGGGGCGTGGCCGAGCTTGGGGTCGATATAGCGGGAGGTGCCGCGCTCGTAGGAGAGGCGCACGCCCTCCTTGGGGGTCTTCATCCCCACGAGACCTTCCTGCTTGATTTTGCGGGCGTAGAAGTCCACGGCCGTATTGGTGGGGTCGTCGTCGGCGTAGGGGCGGTGTACCACCAGGAAGTTGTCGACCTTATTAGCCCACATCCGGCCGCCGCTCACGCTGTATTGGTCAGGTACCTTCAGGTTCATCTCCTTGTCCTTGGTGCGGGCGTCCCCTGAGGGGTGGGCACACACGACCACGCACTGGTGGTGGTCCTCGGCAAAGTCGAGCACGTCGTTGAGCTGGCTTTTCAGCATCTCGTCTTCCCGGCCGCCGTAGTCCTTGAGGTTCGTGGAGAGCGCATTCCAGGGGTCGATGAGGCAGCCATTAACTTGATGGGTCGTGACCGCGTGCTGCAGCACGGGGAGTAGCTCACCTAGGGAGCCGGCGCGGCGTGGGTTGATGAGGTGGAAGTGTTTGAGGACCCACTGGGCGGCATCCTCGTACTGGCTGAAGCTCATGCGGGCTTGTCCGGCTTTGGGGTTCGTGGTGCGGCCGACGTAGCTCTGCACGAGCTTGTTGAGGGCCCGGCGGGCGGGCATGTTTTCCGGCACGTACAGGGCCCACTTCCACTCATCGTACACGCTCTTGGTGAGCATGAGCTGGAGCATCAATTCGCTCTTGCCATGACCCGGCCAGCCCGTGACGAGCGTTACCTCATCGGGTAGCCACGACCAGTGCGGGGCAATGGTTGGGAAGTGGGTGGGCAGGCCGTTGGGGTCTTCATTGAACCACGAGTCTTTCATCTCGGCCCACGCCGCCGTGGCGGTGAGCAGCGCATCGGCCGGTTGTGGCCTCTCAGGTGCGTTGGGGGCTGCCTGATGTGCCGCCTGGGTGGTGAAGCGTTGCAGATTAGGCGGCATGAGCAGAGGGAGGCAAGGGGCGGGAACCTATGGTAGCCAGCTGCTGCCGCACGTGGAGTGGGTAGTCGAGCCGGGCTAGGCTGTCCTCGAAGGCGGGTAGTTGGCGCAGGCGGGCCACCAGGGGTGAGAGTGGGGCATCGGTGGGGTGACGCAGGCGGTCGAGTAAGTTGAGCGCGATGCTTTCCCAGTCGATGAGCATGGCTTGCTCTAGTGATTGGGGCTTGGTGGTATCGTAGGCGTGGTGCAGCTGGCGGTTGAGCGCCATCACGTTGGCCTGGGTGGCTTGGTGGCGCTGCTCGACCTGCACGGAGTAGGCGGCTACGGCGTCCAAGGCGGCGCGAATCAGGCTCAGGTGGCGAAACTGGTAGTCCGATAGCTCGGGGCGGCCCTGGGTCTTTTCACAGTAGAGGAAGAGCGGCAGCAGGGCCTGCTCCAGAGCGTGGCCGGCTTGCTCGGTGGCCTGCTCCACGTCGGAGAGGTCCACGGCCGGTAAGAGCAAAGGCAGGGGAGTGACAGGCATGGGTGAGGGGATTAGGCGGCGGTGGCGTGGGAGAGCGTAGCCGCTGATTGGAGTTGCGCTGCTTGCTCTTGGGCTTGCTCGGCGAGGTAGCGCTGGTACTCGGGGCTTTGGCGAGCCTGGGCTAGGCCGTCGGCAGCCGATTGGCTGTAGCCGAAGAGCTCGTCAGGATTGAAGCTGCTGGGTGGGGCTGGGGAGGTCGAGGAAGGTGCTGGCGAACGGTCAGCGGGTGTTTCCTCGTCCTGCCAGCACTTGCCGTTGAGGTAAGTCAGCGGGTTTTTGCGGTAGCGCTTCTCGGGGGTGGCAGCGACGTAGCCCGGAACGTGGGCTAGGGCGGCTTGGCGTTCGGGGGCGGTTAGGGTGTTCCAGCGCTGTTCGCACTTGTGCTTGTCCTCCTTCTTGCCGTACGCCTGCCAGAAGTCAGCAAAAGGAAATGTCTCGCTCTCCCCGGCCGCAGCCGGTGGGTTAGTTTTCCTTTTAGTTTTTTCCTTATATATACAGCTCCCACTTATACTGCCACTTTCCCTGTCACTTATACTGTCGCTTTTACTACCACTTTTACTTACCTGAGGTAAGGGTATTTTAGCGTCAGGGTCAAGGAAGCGGTATACCGTGGGACTGCGCTTATGGCCTGACGTGAATTCCAATAGCCCTGCCTGCTTGAGTCTGTTGCGAGCACTTATCAGCGATTTCTCCGAAACCCCGAGGGTCGCACAGAGAAGCAGGTTTGAGTATTGGAATTCGGTAGGCCAGTTCCGGTCATTGCAGAGGCCCACTAGTTCGTAGAACAAGTCAGCTTCTAAGGCAGAGAACGGGAAGCTGGAGCGCAGCTTGCGAAATTGATTAGCGAGGGTATAGCCGTTCATGGGGTAGGAGCCAGCCTAGCAGGCCAGGCGTAAAGGCTCGCGGAACAAGTCGCCACTATCTACCCGTAACAGGGCGGCGTACACGTCGGCCGCGGGGGCCAGGTGACGGTTAAGAGTGCCCCACTCGCGCAGGCTCGTCAGGCCCCGTTGTAAGCGGGCTTTGAACTGACTCTGGGCAATACCAAGCTTTGCGGCAGCCGTGGCCTCGGGTAACCCTTGGTAGTAGTGCATCAGCACACAGGCGCGAGCGCTGGGGTCGAGACCCAGCACGGCGTTGGTCACAGCTTCTACCACGGCCCCGGCCTGAGCTTCCTCTTCCTGGCTGAACTCCTCGGCCGGGGTGGCGAGGGTAGTTGACAAGAGTAGGAAAGGGTCTTCGTCCTGGCCTGGTCGGGTAATCGTATACTTCTTGCTCTTCAAGGTATCTACAAAGCAGTGCCAGCAAGTGGTCAATGCCCACGAGGTCACGCTACCCACGAAGGAAAACTTTTGCTTGCGGAGTCCAGTCAGAATAGTGACTAGGGACTCCTGCGTAATGTCGTCCAGCTGCTGCGCGTCACGCAGGCCCTTGCTCCTAAGAAAGTCTACTAGGCGCGGACGCAACTCAGCCAATACGGGGCCTAGTAATGCCTCATTCCCGTTTTCGTAGTAGGCATGCACCGCCTCCCGGTGGCGCGCATCCTGTTGTTGGCGCGTCGTCATTAGGAGAAGCGTAGCCGGTTTTCAACCCGGGTTTGGTAGTTGTAGATTTCCTCGAACATGGCCAGGTACTGCTTGTGGCTGGCGCACGGCACCAGGGTGCGGGGCTGCTTGAGAATCTTCTCCATGAACACCTTGGCGTCGAAGCCTTCCACGTAGGCCACGCAGTGGTACACGGCGGCTACGAAGCCCGTATGCATGGCCTGCTTAAAGGGGGTCTCGGCCGCTACGCGCTCGACCAGCACGGCCGCTTGCTCGCCTTTGTAGGCCTCTTCGCTGGCTTTCCAGGTGCCGGCCCGAAACTCGGGGGCCCGGTTGTTGGCCGAGCCGCCGAGCATCATCTTAGCGTTGCTGAAGCTCAGGGTTGGGTGGCGCTGCCAGAACTTGGTCAGGGCGACATAGTCTGTGCGGCCCTTCACGGTCCAGAAGTGCAGGTAGTCAGGGCCCTGCCAGTTCTTCTGGGCTACGTTCAGCGTCGTGATGTCGGCCTCGCTGAGCTGCTGGCCAATCTTGTAGTACACGGGTAGACCTAGCTCGCGGGCCGCGGCTAGCCGGTGCTGCCCGTCAATGACACCCATGGTAGCCGTCACGTCGAGGGGTTTGATGTGGAGCAGGTTGCTCTGCGTAATCATGGTTACCAGCTTGCGCACGTGGGTCATGTCTACCGGCCGGTTTTCGGGCAGCAGGTGAAACAAGTCGTAGTTGGTAGTCTGGTAGATGGTACCGTCGAGGGCTACGGGGGCCGCCGTAGGTTCGGTCGTTGGGCTGTCGCAGAGCTGGTCTACTTGCTGGGCCAGGGTAGCGAGCGGCGAAGGAGCGGTGAGCAGGGTAGTCATAAAAGGAGGCGGTGAAAAGGGGTGAGAAACACAGTGGAGACTTAGGCAGCCTGGGCCAGGGGCGGCAGGCCAGACTCGAAGCGGCGCACGTCGCGCTCGCTGACCCGGTAGCCTTTCTTGGCGGCGCAGAAGTAGCCGAGCCGGCCGGTGGTGAGGAGTTCGCGCAGCGAGCGATTGGAGAGTTGCAGGCGCTTGGTGAGCAGGCCCTGAAAAGGCAGGTCGGTGTCGGGAGCGCCTTCGAGGCGGTACACCACCGAGAGCATGATGGCTTCGGCCTGGGCCGCAGCCTCCACGGCCTGCTGGTTAGTGAGCAGCCGCTCTGTCATCTGCGGGTCTTCAAATTCAATCAGGCCGTTGGCGGTCTTGAAGCGTACCATGTGGAAAGAAGGCAGTAGCTTTGTGGCTGAAAAGGGGTGAGAACCGTCTGGGTTCTTGCTCTGAGGAATCCCTCGGCTGTTCGTACCAGCCAAGGGATTTTTCGCTTTCTAGGCGGCCAGGCGGTGTTGCTGGCGTTCGGGGTACATCTGAATCACGAGGCCCTCGCGGCGGCGCTCTAAAGCCAGCTCGTGGGCGTGGTCGGTGAGGTCCAACTCCGAGAAGTAGAGCTGAATGCTGCCCAGCCACCGCTCGCGCTGATTGGGTTCCGGAAAGCGGGCGGCTTCGCGGCCGGCGTAGGTGGTGGCGTACTCGGGGCAGAGCGGCACGTAGGCCCGTAGCGCATGCGGCTGGCCTTGCGCATCGACGCAGAGGCAGTAGCCAAGCACCGGTAGCACCGTGCCCTTGGGGCGGCCCGCTACCTGGGCCTTTAAGTGAAGCAGGTCGCCCTCGCGGAAGCCATCAAGCAGGGAGAGAGGTTTTTCGCCCTTGAGAGCGGAGGCGAGCGGGGGCAGCAGCGGCTTATCCATGTGCAGTGTGAAAGAGAGTAGGTGGTGTGGTGTAAGAAGGAAGGGTAGGGGACCTAGGCGGCTTGCGCCACGGGTAGTTTGTCGGGGTTGGCGGCGGCCCAGGTGGCAAAGCCCTGGGGGTTGGTTTCCTCGGCCAACTTGAGCACGGCGGGCCAGTACTTGGAGCGGGTGTGCTCTAGGCGCACGATTTGCGAGAGGTTCGACACGTTCTTGCTCTCCGTGCGTTTGGCGAGTTCGACTGTGTAGTTGTCAGGCATCAGGTCACGGATGCTAGTGGGCGGTTTTAAGAGGTTGTTCATAGGTTTGAGGGAGGTGGTTGTTTAGTTCACTACTAGAAAAAGTGGTGTACCTTTCGACTATTGGTGTTAGTGTTAGCAAAGGTATTGAACTTTACTTCATATAGTCAAGAAAAGTTCTCTGCCAAATTAAACTTTTCTTGAAAAAAGAGCATAAAGAGTTGAGCATCAGCGAGAGATTTTCGTTGATACGAGATAGGTTTTCCCTTACTGCTGGCCGTTTAGGTGAGATAGCAGGGGTGAGTGGCACTGCTATAGCCAAGATTGAGAGCGGAGAGACTGCCAATCCTAAAGCGGATGTCTTGGCTAGTATTTCAACTAAACTTCAAATCAATCTGAATTGGCTTGTACTAGGTGAGGGCGAAATGCTTAAAACCACTGAGTCACCAAATAATAATTCCGTATTATCCAGCCCTGACCTATATATCCAGCCTGACACTAAAGGCAATGTGCAGGCCCCACTTATCAACTACAAGGCAGCAGCCAACTACCTCGCAGGCTACCAGAGCAACGAGTACTACGAGGAATTAGAAGCCATCACGCTACCTAAGCACATGGCAAAAGGAGCCCAACCAGTGAAGGGATTTTACCTTACTGGGGACTCGATGGAACCCACGTTTTACGCTGATGATATTGCCGTGTGCCAACAGGTACCCCGTGGCGAGTGGCGTCTACTCAAAGAGGAGACAGTTGCTGTTGTGGTAAGTAACTCTCGTGGCTTGCAACTGAAGCGCGTGACAGTGCGGCCTTCGCTGGGCACCTTGCGCTGTCAGTCTGATAATCCGCACAGCCCAACCTTCGACCTCAGCATTGATGAGGACGTGCTCGAACTGTGGCGTTTCGAGTGGTTGCTAACTAAGCGCTGTGAGAAAGCAAATCAGGACCTACCAGAATGGCGGCGGCACATAGAAAACGAAGTAGGTGACCTGCGGTATTTGTTGGAGCAGGTACTTGATAAGAAAGAGCTATTAAGGTTAGAAAGACCCTCTTAAAAGAGCTCTAATACCGCGTTCTTCTATACTTAGAATTGGACGAGTTTTTCATAGGGGACAGATACAGGTTATCTCAGTAATGTATCTACTTAGTGAAAGTAAACCTATAATTTAAACATAGAGCTTAAACAGGCATGGCAAGTGCTGATAATCTTTTGTATTACTCCGCTGGCTCATACCTAGCATATTTGATAAACACTCAATTTTATAAGCAGCATTATTTATGGTGTTCACCTGTTTTTAATCCAGCATCCCTAAGTAGCTTAGACCCTAGGCGTAATATTCCAGCTAGTTCATCCCCTCATGAGATATATAATTCTTACAGGAGAGATGTTAACACAAACGATGGACATAGTTCATTGATTAAGATGAATAAAATAGGTCTTAAAAGAGGTGCAAAATATAAGCTTGCAGCTGGGGTTATAACGCAAAACGAGTATCAAATTATTATTCATAAGATAAATAAAGCTTCAATTAGCGATTTTAGGCCATTGATATACCTGATACCTGCTAGTATAATAAAAGATAGAATGAAGCCGGTTCCTGTTAAAATGATAGCGAATCCGTTAGGTAGTGAGTATAGAGTAGAAGACTTACTAGAGGGTGAATTTGAGATAATAGAATTAAATTCTTAA